TCATTTATGGCCGCGCTAATTTGCTTTAATTGCGATTCAGATAATTCACCCAATAAATCGGTGAATGCCGCTTGATTCAATTCGGCTTCCGGTACGCGATCGGCCAATTCGGCATCGGCCAAATAAGCGCAATAAAATAAATCGGCAATGCCGAAAACGCCTTTTTTCGACAAATCCGCTCCCAATTCAGTCAATTCCAAATCGTGCAATTCGGAATATTTGCGAAGCGCGAGAATGCCAAAGCGGGCCGTAATTACACGGCCGCCGGCTTTAATCTCAACTCGCATTTTGTACGACTGGGTTACCTCAGTCCAACTGCCATTGACTTGGAATGAAAAACTCAGCGCCACGGGTTGCTCCATGTCGTAAGTAATTTCCAAATCGCTAATGGTAGCCTCGCCGGTAAATCCTTTAGTGCCGTTTTCCTCCGGAATAATTAAGCAAGTAAAATCGGCGCGCCCGCTGATAAGCGCGTAAAGTTCGGTGGTGCTAACCGTTGCAGCGGGATCCTGAAACCCATCGCAACTGCCGGTAATGGTGCGCAATCCGCCGCCGGTTAAATGCTCGGCAAAACCGCCTGAATCGCGTGTGGTGGTGTCGGGTAAATCGACGCTCGCGCTCCAGCTAAATGATGTAGTCGCGCCGACGGGATTGCCGTCAACATTTAGGAAAAAAATTGATCCGTTTTCTTTAGCCATGACTAAATTGTTTTAAAATGTAACTGTGAAATTTATGTTCACTTTGGCAAAGTTAAGTCTTTTTTGCGCAAGTGTTTCAGTGCCCTCTTCTAAGCTACTTAATGTTTGTGATATGATTTTAACCGTGTCGCCGGTTGCGGTCGTAAAATTGCTATTTAATCCACGCGGGGTAAATAGCTTTAATAGGGCGCTTTGGCCGAGCAATGTCGCGTCTTTTGTGCTGCGGTTTACGTCCGCAAAAGTCACCACAGTAAACTCGGCCAAAAGCTGATAAATAAAATCGTCGCGGCTTCCCGCGTCGGTTAATGTGTTTAAATTTACCCAAATATATGGCCCTGATTCGTTTTCGGGCGGTTGCTGGTAAAATTGAAAAATTGTTTGAACCGCACCCAATTCAATAAAGGAAGTTTTGACGCATTCAGTCGAATCGATTGACCCGGCCGCTTCAGCAACTTGCGTGATGTATCGATCCGCTCCCTCGGTTAAGGTAATATTCGTGCCGATTTTATCAAATATGTATTCGTAAATCGCTTGGTGCGGTGATACTATTGCCATGCGTCAAAGTTAGTATTTTTTGGCCTACCTAATTTTTAGCGTGCGCAATAACCTTTGCACGCCCGCCGCAAAGCCGCCTTCCATAAAACGCTTGCCGGCGACGCGCGATGTGCCGTTGTTTTGAAATACGGCATATTTGACATTAGTCGACACGCGCACGCCCAGCCCATCATTTATGGTTTCCTTTCTAATAGACTGGCGCAATGTGCCGCCAATATAACCGGGAATTCCAGTACTTTCAGGTGTGCCGACTGGCGCCATCTCTTTGGCTTTGTTTTGCATATCTAAACCGGCGGCGCTAAATGCTTGCTCCAATCCCTTGCGATTGCGCAAAACGAGCGTGTCCATCTTTTTGCGCAATTGCTCTTTTTGTGCCGCTGATAATTCTAAACGAACCGCCATAGCTAATCGGTAACGCTTAATCCGGTCGCCTCGATCATGCCGGTATTGGCATCGCTAATTGAATCGACGCTAATTTTTTGTGAATTAAACCAAAGCTGATCGCCTTGTTCAAATGCCCCGGGGCGCGCAATTATGTTGTATTCGCGATAGTACTGAATGCTGCCTTCGCCCGTTTCGCGGCGCTTCATTTTGCTTTGAATGTTTACAAAGGCCGTTTTGATTTGCTCCAAATTTGCCACAATGCCGCCGGTTGCGGTGCGCCCGGTTGTCGTTATTCGATACACTTCGACGCGATCGCGCAAATCGCCAATGCTTATTTTTTTAGGCCTCATAAAATACGTTTGATAATTTAAAACGATTTATTTCGTCGTCGTAATTTACTTCAAACCGCTTGTCGTATAATCGCCCCCAACTGGTAATGTTTGTGTCGTTTAATTTCACGTCCAAAACGGCGGGCGGGTCGCAATGTATTACGGTTGTTTTGCTCCAGTTTTTTAGCAACTTCATGCTTATATTGTCCAAGCCTTTATTTGCCGCAAATGGCCACAAAACAAAGCGGGTTGGTACGTCGCTTATTTGAACAAATGGCCCGTCAATCCCAATTGGAAAATCGCAAATGTCGTTTTTACGCCAATTGTAATAAGTCCGGGTGCATCGGTGCGGATAAGCCAATGTGCGCTTTAATAGTTCGCGCGAAAACAACCGGCCCGCGCCCATTATGCCGCTAGTGGTTTTGTTGTAATTAAAATGCACGGCTTTGCTAATGTTTGGCCGAATGACCGCCAAATTTGGCGTGCCAATTAACTCAGCCCCTTGGTTTGCGGCTTTAATTATTTGCTTTAAATAACTAGGCAAAATAAAATTATCCGAACCCATGTGTAGTAAGTGCGTCCAACTTTTGTCGGCCATTGCCAAATTAAGCAAGTCGTTATGCTTTTCGCTGACCGGGTCATTGGCGACTTTAACCATGCAATCGCGTGGAATGCCAGCGGATCGCAGTCCCTCGCCGTCGCTTTCTTTAGTGTATGCGCAATAAATCGAGGCGGCCTTGCCGGTGACTTGCTTTGTGACGCGCTGCAAATGGTCAATTGCCACGCAAGTCAATTCGATGCGATCATGAACGGCCATTATAACGGCAATTTTTGGGTCGGTGTTGGTCATTCTAAAATAAATCTTTGCCGCTTAATTGCTCCCGAAAATATTTGGCCGCATTCATTTTAACGCGGGTCAATGATTCAATGGATTGCTCCGTTCGGTTTTCGTATGCGTCAGCAACTAATTTCAAAACGCCCAAAGATATATTAACCGCCTCGGCAATTGTCGCCGTATATCGTACCTCAATAAATACGCTTGCAGCCGGCTGATTATTTAACTCCAAAACATTACCCGGGCGCAATGTGTAATCCGATGCAGTCAAAGTCGCTCCATCTACTTTTACCTCGTTAATTACGACCGTGCTATTGGGGTAGGGTAGTTCAATTTCATTTAATTCGCTGCGATTATAACGCTCGGTGTCGTCGTATTGACGCGCAACAATTACGCCGGCAATGGCGCTATTAAATTGAACGTTCGCGTGCTGCTGGCCGCTTTTACAAGCCGCCTCAATAAGTAGTTCAATAAAATCATCGTCCGTGTCGTAATCGACGCGCAAATAATTTTTGGCGATGTCTAGCGTCACCGGCCAGCTTCCGGTCCCCCCGATGTATATGCTTTGCCGTATCATTTGCGTGGCTTGCGTTTCGCGCGCGACTGCGCGGGTTTATCGGGGTTTGCTGGCGGTGCGCTAAACTTCGCTTTTACTTTTACATTGGCTTTCTCAATTAGTCCTTTGCCCTCCAATTCCGCAACTAATCTATTTTGTTTAATGTCGACCGCGGTTCCGGCGATATAAATGCTTTCGTCCGCAAAAGTTTTAATAACGCGAAAAGCGCCATTGACATTGCGTTTAATTTTTTCGCTCATAGCTTTTTAATTTATGTCAAAGGTATTTAATTCAGGCAAATAAAAAAAGCCCGACAACGCAACGCCGCCGGGCTTTATTATTCATTCAAAAATCTAATCTAAGCGCACCGGCTTAGGTAAAGTTTTTGATTTTCGCGATGTCGGTCGCAATGGTTCCGTAAACATAGCTTTCGGGGTAGTAAATAGGGAACGCCAAACGCTCTTCGGCCACCACGGTCACCAGGTTTTTCTGACGGTTGTCGTCGTCCTGCTCGTAGAAACGAACGCTCAAGCCTTCGCGATCCATAATTTGCGCACCATTTACCCAGTCGCCCACGAAATATTCGCCGGCCACAACGGCGGTCGAACGGAATACGGGAATACCGGCGATGAATAACTGACCATTTACGCGCTGAACCAATTGCTGCATTAAGTAATCGCCATCGCTTGATTTGGCCAAAAATACCCGATAATAATCGCTAGGTGATAGCAAAATACCGTTAGGCGTGTAATTGGCGCTTTCAAGCTGGCTCAATACGCTAATAAGCAAATCGATGATGGTTGCATTTGCGTCGGCTGCGGTCGCGGCAAAAGTGGCGGCATTCTGATCGAGACCGGTCAAGTTTTGACCGCTGCCAGCGCCGTAAAGCAATTGCGCATCTTCACGGGTGCGAATGTCTTTAGTCAAACGGCTTGACAAAAAGCTATTCAATCCGGTAATATCATCGAGCAATTCGTCAGCGATACGCACGAACCCGGTGATTTTACGCACGGGCGCGTCTTTGGCTTCCAAATCGTAGTCGATTTGACCCTTTTGAGCGCCTGGAGCGGTGTTTTCCGCGCCACCTTCGCCGGCGGTTTCCTCAACATAGCGGAAAACGCTGCTGGAAGTAGTGCCTTGGCTAAGCAAATCGCGAACGTGCGTGGCGCGCTGCACCAACTCGACAATCCCGGGGCGGTAATCGGCGGGAACGACCTCACCGGTCAAAGACGCGGCGGGAGTCATCGGGCCAACTGCTTTTCCGGTCAATTTAGCAAAATCAATGCTAACGCCGCTGCGGTCGGTTAATGACTTGCGAATGTCCTCTTTGCCTAATTCATCGGCCAATAATTCGCTGAAACTTTTAACGGCTTGTTTGCGCTCGTTAAAGTTCTTTTGAATTTCGGCTTCAAATGAATCTAAGCGGGCTTCCATTGGCTTTTGCAGTTCTTTCAAACTGTCCATTGTCGCTTTGATTTCGGCTTTAATTTGGCCGTCAACTTTGTCTGAAACTTTGTTTTCCAAATCCGCGGTGGATTTTTCAATCAGCCCGTTCAGATGGGCTTTTAACGAGCTAATTTGCTCTTGAACGTTTTGTTCTGCCATGATAATAATTTTTAGGCGTTAGTAAATAATTCTACAAGATCCGGCAACGCGCCGTCTTGTCCTTCCGGCTCCTTTCGAGTGCTATTTTGCGGCTCGTTTTGAGTGGCTTTGTCTTCGTAATGTTGGTCTTTGTCGTTAAGTGTCGGTGTGTATGGGTTGGATCCAAATACAACCGCGCTAATCTCTTCCAATCGCTGCTCGGTAACGGCAAAAAAGAAGCCGGCCTCCTCGGCCATTTCGCGGTTAATGACTTGGCCAATATATTTTTGCCAGTTTTCAAACTCGCGATTTTCCGCGTCGTCATTCATTGCCAATTCGAGCTTGACATACCGAATGCCAACGGAATGCTCTTTAATTTGCCCGTCTTCATACAACGCAGCCATTTGCGCGTCGTACTTCGGTTCAATGCGCGCCACCACCGCTTCGGTCATGCCGTCGGCATTGTAACCCAATTGGCGAATGTTAACCATTTCAACCGCCACGCCTTTATTAGCTGCAAATATGCTTTTCGGCGAATAATCGTGGTTAATTAAAATTGGAATGCGGTTTCCGCGCTCGTTTGCTGACTTGGTAAAGCTGCCCGGCATCGATACGTCCATATGCGAATCCATAAAGCCAATGGAATTACCAATAATGCGAAATTGGCCGTCCTTCATCGGTTCGGCCTTATTGGCTTGATCCGCTTTAAATGGCTGCGCCGCGGCAATTACCGAATCGGCTCGTTTTATTATGCCGCGTTTGGCTTTAATTATTTCGGCCTTATTTGCCTTTATAAACTCCAATCGTTTTGCCGTGTCCTGAATGTTGTAAAGTTCCTTTAGTACCATAGCGGCTTAATTGTGGTGATTGTTGTAGAAATAAACCGGCCCAGATTTTCTTACCAATTCCGAATCGCGCAAT